GCAGCAGCGCCACAACCTACCCACCAGTAACCAATAGTCAAGCAGAATGACCAACAAGTAAACAACCCTGACTAAGTAGTAAAGACACCTGACTAAGTGTGCCACGACGAATAGGGCAGGGACGCCGGCCGACCTCCGCCCCATGTATCGAACGTGGGCCGCCTAGGTCAGCTGACACACAGCCGGGGGCCTGCCGGCGGCAGCTCACCCGGCCGCCCCGGCACCGCTAGGCAGGCACTATGCCCCTAGTTCGCGCACCGGGCAGGGGGGCGGGCCCCCGCGTCCGTCGAACGTCCGCAGCGGACCCGGGGTTGATAAACGGCGGGCCCATCATCATCATAGTCTACGCCTACATTTTTTTTCCTGGTTGCCGTGTCTGGTTTGGGTTGGGTGGGGGTGGGGGTTGTGTGGGGCCTCTTTCTTGTTGTGTAACGGTTTGGTAAAGTTTGGTGGGGTGACCATGCCAAAATGTGAAAAGGCGTGGGGTATATAGGGTGAGAACCCTTTCCGTTGAGCCCCAAGGCGATAAGCGGCTTGGCGCGTTCGCCGCTACTAGTACAGCTTCCGGGGAGCGGCCTTTAGGGCCGCTTTGACTTCTGGGGGCTGAGGGTCTCACTGGGGGTTCGGCCCTCAGCCGGACCCCCCTTCCTTCGGCTCCCTCGCTGGGGCTCGGGAGCCTCATGGTTTCCCCCCGTTGTGTTTTTTCTTCGCTGCTTCCTCGCCGCGTCTTTGGTGCCCGCCGGTTGATGCCGGCGGGCTGTTTTGAGGGTGGTGTTGGTTGTGCCGGTGAAGTCCGGGTGGGTGCCTGTGGCTGATGCGAAGCGTCAGGTTGTGACGCTGATCGGCCAGGGGTTGTCTGTGCGTGAGGCGATGCTGCGGGTGCGTCCGGGGTCGAAGGATCCTGAGAAGGCGTATGCGAACTGGCGGTATCAGGATAAGGGGTTTGGGGCTGAGGTTGATCGGGTGCGGGAGGCCCGGTCGTTGGGGAAGTTGTCGCGTGAGCAGGCGGTGGGTTCGTTTGAGGATTTTCGTCTGAGGTTTTTGGGGTTGCCGACGTATCCGCATCAGCGTATGTGGGTTGATGCGTTGGAGGGTCGGGATCCGGAGCTGCATCATCCGTCGGTGGTTTGGGAGCCGGCGAATCGGCGGCGCCTGTTGGTGAATACGCCGCCTGGTCATTCGAAGTCGATGACGGTCACGATTGATTATATCACTTATCGGGTTGTGAAGGATCCGAATATCAAGGTGATTATCGTGTCTAAGACGCAGAAGATGGCGCAGCAGTTTTTGTATGCGATCAAGTCGCGTCTTACTCATCCGCGGTATTTGGATATGCAGGTGGCTTTTGGGCCTGCGGATGGGTGGAAGGCGGGGGCGGATAAGTGGACGGCGACTGAGATTTATTTGGGTGGGGAGTCGCGGGATTCTGGTGAGAAGGATCCGACGATTCAGGCGCTTGGTATTGGTGGGCAGATTTATGGTGCCCGCGCCGATTTGGTGATTATGGATGACTGCGTAACTCTCGGTAATGCGGCCGAGTGGGAGAAGCAGATGTTGTGGCTGAATATTGAGGTTGCGTCGCGTGTGCCGCCGACGGGTCAGTTGGTGGTGATTGGGACGCGGGTGGCGCCTGTTGATTTGTATCAGCAGTTGCGGAATCCGGATCATTATGCGACGGGGAAGCCTCCGTGGTCGTTGTTGTCGCAGCCGGCGGTGTTGGATTATGGGGATGGTGAGCCGGGGTCGTGGGTGACGTTGTGGCCGCGTGCTTCGGTGCCGTTTGATGGGGATGATGAGCCTGCCGGTGAGGATGGTTTGTTCCGGCGGTGGGATGGTCCGCATTTGGCGCAGATTCGGGATTCGGTGGGGCCCCGGATTTGGTCGATGGTGTATCAGCAGCAGGACACGTCTGAGGATGCGGTGTTTCATCCGGTGGCGGTTCGCGGTTCTGTGAATGGGATGCGGAAGCCTGGGCCGCTGATTGATGGTGCGGCTGGTCATCCGCGTAGCCCGGAGGGTTTTCGGGTGGTGTGTGGTTTGGATCCGGCGATGGCTGGTGATACGGCTGCGGTGGCTGTGGCGGTGGATCAGGCGACTGGTCGCCGGTTTGTGCTGGATGTGCATGTGATGTCGGCTCCGACGCCGGAGCGGATTCAGCAGTTGGTGATGGAGTGGACGGATCGGTTTCATCCGCAGGTGTGGGTGGTGGAGTCGAACGCTTTCCAGCTTTACCTCGTTCACGAGAAGCAGCTGAATGATTATGTTCGGTCGCGTGGTTGTGAGATTCGGGGCCATTACACGTCCCGGATCAATAAGCATGATGAGGATTTCGGTGTGGCGGCGATGGCGCCGCTGTTTGGCAACATTCGGGTGTCTGAGAATGAGAACCGGGTGAAGCATCATGACGGCAATAATCTGATTGAGTTGCCGTTGCAGACACCGATGGTGAAGATGCTGGTGGAGCAGCTGATTTCGTGGGCGCCTAAGACCCGCAATAAGACGGATGCGGTTATGGCGTTGTGGTTTTGTGAGACGGTGGCGCGGGATTGGGTTTTGCGGCAGGACGATTCGATGTCGTGGTATGGCAGTAATCCGTATGCGTCGCCTCGGGATGTGGGCCGCAGGCAGGTGGTTGATATTCGTGACTATCAGGACGCTTTGGCGGCCGGCTATTTGAGGGCATAGGTGGAGTCGGATGGTTGATCCGGAACTGATGCGTAGCATTGGGCGCCGTGTGGACGTTTTGCGTCAGCGGAACGCTGACCGGGATGCCCGCATGTTGCAGGTGCGCGCGGTTCGGGTCGGGAATCTGACCGATTCGATGTTCGGTGACTTGTTTCCGCGGGAATGGCCGAAGCCGATCGTGGCGAACGTGGTCGATACGGCTGCCCGTGACCTGGCGGAGATGACGGCGCCGCTGCCGACGTTTTCTGCGGCGTCGTTGAATCTGTCGCCGGCGGATCAGAAGCGGGCCGATAAGCGGACCCGCATTGTGAACGGCTACCTGGCGGCGTCGAAGGTGCAGGCGCAGGCTTATACGGGTGCCGACCAGTATGTGACGTATGGGTTTCTGCCGATCCGGGTGGAGCCCGACTATAAGCGGCAACGTCCCCATATGACGTTGGAGAATCCGCTGGGGGCGTATCCGGAGTTCGACCGTTGGGGCAACTGCACGGCCTATTTCCGCCGCATGGACAAGTCGGTGGACGAGTTGTGCGCCCTGTTCCCCGAATATGAGGGCCTGATCCGCGGCTCTGGCGGTTTGGCCCGGAACGGTTCGGCGAAGCTGGAACTGGTGCGGTGGGTTGATGATGATCGGGAACTGCTGTTCCTGCCGCAGCGTGACCATTTGGTGTTGCGTTCGACGGTGAATCCGCTTGGCCGCTGCCCGGTGGTGGTGGCCCGCAGGCCGTCGTTTGATGAGGAAACCCGCGGCCAGTTCGATGACGTGCTGTGGATTCAGATGGCTCGGGCGAAGTTTGCTCTGCTGTCGTTGGAGGCGGCCCATAAGGCGGTTGAGGCGCCGTTGGCGATCCCTGCCGACGTGCAGCACCTTCCGCTTGGTGGCGATTCGGTGATCCGGTCGCGAGAGCCGGAGAAGATTCGGCGGGTGCCGATTGAGGTTCCGCAGTCGGCGTTTGCTCAGGCCGCACAGTTGGAGTCTGAGGTTCGGGTTGGTGCCCGCTACCCGGAGGGCCGCTCAGGCAACATTGATGCATCCATTGTGACTGGCCGCGGCGTGCAGGCTTTGATGGGTGGCTGGGAGTCGCAGGTGAAGACGGCTCAGGAAATGCTTGGTGCCGCGTTCGCTGAGGCCGCATCGATGATGCTGGAAATGGATGAGAAGTTGTGGCCGTCGGTGGAGCGCCACATTCGCGGTTCGGAGAACGGCGACCCCTACGAAATCAAGTACCGCCCCGACAAGGACATCAGGGGCGAGTATGCGGTGGAAACCGCCTACGGTGTTATGGCTGGTTCGGATCCGTCGCGTGCCCTGGTGTGGTATTTGCAGGCCCGCGGCGACAAGTTGGTGTCCCGGCAGTTTGGCCGCCGGAATCTGCCGGTCGCGTTGAACGTGTCCGAAGAGGAACGTGCGATCGATGTTGAGGAATATCGTGACGCGCTCGGGCAGGGTGTGGCTGCTTTGGCGGCGTCGATCCCGGCGATGGTGCAGCAGGGCATGGATCCTGCTGCGGCTGTGAAGCAGATCGCTACGGTGATTGAGAAGCGCGGCAAGGGCGACACGATTGAGGATGCGGTTTTGGCGGCGTTCGCCCCGGAGCCGCCTGTTGAGCAACCCGCCGGCGAAGGCGCCCCTGTTGATCCAGCCGACCCCATGAGTGCGGGTCCGGGTGGCGCGGCCGGCGGGTCCACTGGTACCGGGCTGATGCCTGGTGTCGCTCCCGGTCAGGCCGCTATGGGCCCCGGGGGTCGCCCCGATATTTTGCAGCTGATGAGTTCGCTGCGCGGCGGCGGGGCGCCTTCGTTGTCGGCTAGCGTGCAGCGGCGCATCCCGATCTGATGCCGAAGCCGGTTGAGAAGTACTGCCGCGAGTGCAAGACGGTGCAGCCGATCGGTAACTTTCAGGAGTATCGGCGCCCCGATCGTCCGTCTCCGGGCCATTCGGCTTTCTGTAAGCCTTGCCGTAATCGCCGCCGACGCGAGGACGGTCTGAGCAAGACGAAGAATGCGGAGAAGAAGCGGGCCCGCTATGCGGAGAATCCGCAGCGGGCTTTGGAGCAGAACCGCGACTGGCGGTACGGGCTTTTGCCAGGTCAGTACGACGCGATGTTGGATGATCAGGGCGGCCGTTGCGGGATCTGTGGAACGACCGATCCTGGGGCTAGGGCGTGGGCTGTTGATCACGACCACAACTGTTGCGGCCCGGGTAGGGCTTGCCAAAAGTGTGTCCGGGGGCTGCTGTGCCTTCGGTGCAACATGGGTATCGGCGCGATGCAGGACGATCCGGATGTTCTGCGGGCTGCAATCCGATACCTGGAATCTCACAAGAAAGAGGTAGTCGGACATGAGTGATTTCCCCCGGCAGGGCGGCAAGGCCCCTGCTACCCCGAAGCCCCCGATCAAGTCGGGTGTCCCGACCCAGGGTGCCCCGTCGAACCCTGGCG